GTGCCATTGCAAGGCGAGAATGTATGTGGCTTGCACGTTCCTTGGAACTTGCAGATAATTACTGCCGAAGAAAACCTAACCAAATCCAACAAATGGGAGAATGTATAATGGTCGGTAAATTAACGCCTGATAATATGATCAGCGCATCGGTAGTCCCAGTCATACTGGGGCTGTCGCCTTACAAAACGCAAAACGAATATCTGAAACGGATCATCGCTTTAGATAACGGTGATCCTGATCCCGAAACCTTTAACGGTAACGAAGCCACCGAACACGGCGATGCGTTAGAACCGTATATCCTAAAGACCGCTTGTCAAAGACTGGGCATCATTGAAGCCGACCTAAAACTTGATAAACCGTTCTTCTGTAAAGGTGTGATGCTTGCGGCATCGCTTGACGGTATGGGCAAGTTCACCGGCACGATCAAGACCGATCCAAACAACGGCATATATGTGATGACCGAAGACGGTTCTATTGATGTTGATGGGTGGGGCTGTTTAGAAGCTAAACTAACCAGCGCACAAGTTGAAGACCGCCCAGCCGCCTATCGCGGTCTGTGGCAACTACAAGCGCAGATGATGTGTTCCGGTCTTAGCTGGGGTGCAATCGCAACGCTGTATCAAGGCGTAACACTTCGGATATTCGTCTATAAAGCCGATACCGCAATGCAAAGCCGTATCATCGATGCGATAAGCGTATTTGAACGCCGCAGAGCCGACAAAGAACCCTATCCGGTAGTATCTAGCGAAGATGGCAACAACGCCTATCCTACGGCCTCTGAAGCCGTTCCACGGATAGATTTTGCATCGGTACAAGGTGGGCAGAAGCTGTTGTTAGACCTAGCGCAAGCTAAAGACGATAAGAAAGACGCTGAACGCCGCATTGACGAACTCGAAGCATCCATTAAAGAAATAATGGGCGAAGCGGCTGAAGGCGAAACGCAGATAGCTGGCAAGCGTTATATCGTTAAATGGCCTATGCGAAAGGTTCGGGAGCAACCGGAAAAGATTGTACCGGCTAAACCCGAAACCATATCGCGGCAAAAGACCTTAACGCTGAAGGTTATTTCTTAGCTTTGAAGCTATCGACAACACCGCCGCCAAAGTAAAAACCAAGAATAATCAGCATCGCATAGTTGATGCTGAATTGTTCCATCACCTTAGTGACGGCATCCGGATCACCATATCCGGATATCGTCATTCCTAGAACAATCATATAACTGCCCAAGAACGTACCGCCGAACATTAGCGCAAGGTATCTTTGCGCAATCTTGAAAGGCGCGTATGCGCCCATCAAATCGATCTTGGCCTTGCTCTTGGCTTTTATTTCCTCTTCGGTGCTGGTGTGCATATCATCAATAAGGTCTAACCCTTTCTTGATAACATCACCACCGCCTAGAATGCTGTTTAATACGTTTAACATTTCAATAACTCCATACATTCGGACGCGGATCGCCGGTGTAAGTGTCGAGATGCAAGAAACGCGATGAACCGCGTTGCTGAACGCCGATGCCGGTGAAACCTAATTCTAAAGCAATCTTCATTATCTCATAAGCATCCTGACCGTCACAAGCTATATCAACGGCGCAACCGCGCGTATGTACGCCGGGTGCTGACTTAGATGTTTCAATGCTATGGCGCGGATCGCGGAAGCCGCTAGTGACGCGCATAGGCGCACCGTAGGCGGTTCGCAATTGCTGTAACTTATCCATAAATGCCTCTTGCATATGATTTTCGCCAGTTTCCTGACAATCGAACTCTTTCTTAGTGAAATTCGGATATTTAGACCAATCCATTATCTACCTCGTATGATTTCAATCGCTTTCTGAAAACTATCCTCTTCAACATCAGGGTTTTCAAAATAGCGTTGTGTGAACCTTTTCGTGTATTGCTGAACCTGTTCGGTTGCGAAAAACACAATTCTGCGCTGGTCAACCGCGATGCAAGCAAGCATATCATAATCCGTCACCTTTGGCAGTATTTTCCGCTTTGAACCTGATCCCAGTTGAAATTGATAGCCGTATGCTGTTTTTCCGTTTTGCTTTACGCTTGATGATTTACATTGCACGCGGATAAATTCCGTACCGTTCCACGCGACCAGATCAACCTTATCTTGAGCCGCCATCGATACGCGCCAGCCCAGTGATAACAACGAAGCCGCCGTTAGATATTCCCCGATTAGCCCAACCGTGGTTTCTGAAATCATTTAACCTCGAAGTGCAAGACCTAATCCAATAACGATAACAGCTATCCCTAGAATAGCCGCGCCGCCAACTAACATAGTTATCATTTGCTGTTTTTGTTTGGCGCGATGTTCCAACATATTCTTGTGGATAGCGCGATGCCGGGCTATTTCTGCCGATAGGCGTTCCCATTGACCGGCACGACCGTAAAGCATAACCGTTTCACGAAGCTGATCCATTGCTTGCTTCTGTTCCTCTTTCCGAAAGAACTCATCGATGGCGTTGTTATCGACCGGTCGAAACTTAGAAAAGAAACCGTTTTTCTTTTTGGATGCACCGAATTGAAGTTCCGCTTCAGCTTCTGCCATTTGCCTTATCTTAGGCGCAATCGATGACATATCCTTTCCAGCTTGAATAGCCGAAGATATCGCGCCTGATGCGCTGGATATAATACTAAAAGCGGTCATCGGATCAATCATCAGAATATCTCCACAAGGCTAGAGTCGTACACTTGAGGCAAACAGTATGTCGTAACCCTATCCCTTGGGTCAATGAAATCTATATAGCTGTAGTTACCGTGTCGCTGAGAAAGACGAGATGCAAAATAAAGACAATCGTCCACATTATAAAATCTGAGATTTGTATCAACAGGCCGTCTAGCATCACCTGTTCCCAGATACATCACTAAAGAAAAAGCTACTACCAGATTGGACATTACACATTACTGCCTCGATTAAAACATTGGTACGACCAATACCCCACATCGTATTCTTGATATAGGTGGCTCATATTTGCTTTAGCCTCTTCGTAATTTGGGCAATAATCTAATTCGTATGGCTTAATCACAAACGTCATCTGTTGCGTCAGGATAACAAAGATGACTAGGAACTGACTCACTTATCCATCATCCTATGTATCAAGTCTTCTAGCCGCGCAAACCTGTCCTCAATGCGCCCCATCATTACCGACATCTCATCTTTGTGGATGAAGGTTTCTCTTGTGGAATTGATGCGTTCTTCCAGACGGTTCACCCTGCCAGTGAGTTGATTGATGTACCAACCACCGCCAGCAATTATAACAAAGATTAGAACGTCTAGAAGATTGCCCATTTCCATTGTTACCACCCTGCTGGAGTTTTGCCTACGATTGGCGGTGTGATAAGATTGTCTAACTGTTGTTCAAGCATCGCCTGTAACTCATCTTCAGTCTTGTCCAGTGATGCCAGCACCCAGCCCTTCACCTGTTCTTTGGTCAGGCTGTCAAACGCTGTGAAGCTGTCAGCATCAGCCTCGCCAACACCAGCACTGCCATATGCGCTGACAGAAAGCGGTGCGCCTTCTGCGTTCGTGGCTGTATCGTGCGTTGCTGTTAGCCGCCAGTGTACTGACTTGGCTACGTCTGTTAAGTCACCCTCGCTAGGGGCAGTGTCGATTTGTGGGAAATCCCAAGTGTAGGTTGCCATCATTTACTCCTGTTAATTAGCTTCCAATGCCGCAATGCGAGTTTCTAGGTCATCAATCTTAGTCAATGCTTCCTGCAATGCGGCAGTGAGCAAAGGCACTAGCTTGCTCTGGTCAATGCCCTGATAATCAGGCACAGAGCGTGTACCCATCACCGCTTCAGTGACTACGTTGCCATCCTCATCAAGAACCGCTGGCGTGACTTCGTATTCCTCATCACGCATTGCGTCCTTAGTGCCGCTAATTGCTTCTGGCACAACGTTTTGTACCTCGTGGGCTAGGAAGCCATCGACTGTCTTGTCAGGGTCAGCGATGAAGTTAAACCGAACAGGGTTAAGTGCCTTAACACGGTCAGACGCACCAGTGACTTCGGCGACATTTTCCTTTAGGCGGTAGTCGGATGAGGTGTTGTAAGCGGTGCTTGAGCCAGTGACGGAGATAGAACCTACTTTACTTGCATCATTGTAAAACTCAATTGCGTCACCATCAGTGCCATCTCGTCTTACCCTAACAACAACATCATTATCACGATTAAAACTGGTTAAGCCCCCAGCCCCCAGCACACACCCTTGCGATGCGGTGCTAGTATCAGTCTTCCCCACCAGCACGTTGCCACTGCTGTCGATAGTGACAGCATCGGTTGTGCCAAACTGACGAAACTTTACAACGCCAGTGTCAAAAGAAAGTGTTGTGTAACTACCTCCGCTTCTATTGTAAGAGTTGATGCGTGTTTCAGTATCACCAGAAAAATCTGGACGCACCTCAAGACCGTTGCCGCCATTGTTTGAAACAGCTAATTTGTACTGGGGCGAACTCGTGCCAATGCCCACGTTGCCTGACGAATCAATAGTAAGTCTTGCGCTTCCCGCTGTGTTGTCATAGATATAAAAATCACCAGAAGTTTGTGACCGGATTTGATAAGACCGCCCAGAACCACCAGTGCTATTTACTGATACAACAGAATCTGCTGATGTTTTTTCAAAAAGCCCTTCACCAAGAACGTGCAATGATTGGTTCGGCGAACTCGTCCCAATGCCCACGTTGCCGCCCGATGTGATACGCATTGCTTCATCTGCCGCCCCAGCACCTCCAGCGCGAAACTCAATCGCACCATCGCTTGAAGAATTAATTGCGGCATTTGTTGTTCCGCTATGGGCAAAAGCAATAGCAGTATCGATGCCACTGCCTTGCAGGAGCAAAGGTGTGCCATCGCTACCGTGAACGGTTAATGTTTTTGTAGGACTTGCAGTACCAATGCCGACCGAGCCGCCGTTAAAGTAGCTATTGCCATCAGCCCTCATTTGCACTTTTGCAGTATCTGCCAAACGAAGGGTGATGTTTCCCTCGTCATTGTCGCTATCTAGGCCGTTTATCTCAACAACCCTATTGCCGTTTGCCTTTGAAAGCCTAATCCCGTCAAACTGCGTTCCAGATTGAACGTGCAATGACGTTGAAGGCGAAGTCGTTCCCAGCCCTAATCGCTGTGTGGAGGCATCCCAGTACAGACCCTGCGTCACGCCTGTGCTGTCATAGAAACTGATGTCGCCGCCAGAATCTAATGACATACGCTTTTGAAATGAACCAGCACCGTTAGTCGTGTAAAAATCTAAATCCGCAGTAGGATACACACCGCCACGAGATGTGTTTACTGAGAAAATGCCACTACCCGCTTGGTCTGCATCTGATGTGCTACCGCGAGATGTAAATACAATTCCTTCAAAGTTGTTAGTTGTGCTATCAGAGTTATGAAGTCTTAAAGCCGCACCACCTAAACTAGCCCAATCTTTTGTTATTGTTGTTGATGATGAAGACGCCTCAAATGTAGAATCTCCATCAATCTGTAGCCCATCAGCCGTCACAGTGCCTGTCACGTCAATGCCAGATGATGTGGTGGTTAGTTTGGTTGCATCCTGATACTTTAATTCAATGTCACCATTCGTTGTGTCTGCTTGAAGAACACGGTTTGTTCCATCTGCCTTTTCGATACTGACAAACTGCGAACCCATAATCCAAAGATTACCTGCGCCACTTTCTTCAATGTAACTGCCAGCGCCATTCACTCCATCAGCACCTGTCGCATCGTGATAAATCTGCAAATCGCCAGCACCGAAGATGACCTTGTCGTTGTCGCCGAAGTTGATGTCGTTGCCGTTGGTGTCTAGGTTGCCGCCAAGCTGGGGTGTGGTGTCCTCGACTACGTTTGCAATAGCATTAGCCGCAATACCGTCTAACTTTGTTCCGTCTGTGGCAATATCACGACCATCAACAGTTCCAGAAACAATAATGTTGCCAGTGACATCAAGCGGCTTATTCATAGTCCACTTATCGCCTGTCGAAGCATAGTTAAACGTTGCGCTTGCGCCATCAACAGTTATGCCAGCACCGTTAGCCGCCGCCGCGTCAGCCGCTCCAGACGCAAGTGTGATATTAATATCATCAACGGTTAAGGTAGTTGAGTTAATCGTTGTGGTCGTGCCATTTACGGTTAAATCGCCGCCAATAGTTGCGCCGCCGGTAGTCGTTAGCGTTGTGAACGCGCCAGAACTAGGCGTGGATGCACCGACAGTAGTGCCATCAATCGTGCCACCATTAATATCCGCGCTTGTTACAGTTAAAGAGGCAACTGTTTCACCAGATATGGTTGATGCGATATCCGCGCCATCAACATTAACCAAGTCGGCGCGTGCGGCCTCAACGCCACCAGCCGTTGCGCCATCGTGAACAACCGCAGATTTATTAGTTGTGTTGACGGTGATTTCACCTTCTGCACCAGTGAACCCAGTATGTTGCGCCGTAGTTCCACGCCGTCTTTGAACCTGTTTAGTCATAAAATCACCTCTAGCGACATAATATCACAAATTAATCAATTTTCTAGTCTGGAACAGCAAACACCGCAACATTCGCATCAATCCGACCAGTTATTGTTATCCCTTCATAAAAAGTTGAGCCTGATGGAAATGGTAAAGAAAACGATCTAAACCAGCCGGCACGACAACTTGTTGAAGACATTTCCTGCAAAACAAAATAATAAACGCCAGCCCCTGTTGGACTACTTTCACCGATGTCAATGTGCAGAACTGACGGCACTGTTACTGTAAATAAATAAGCTGGCTTATATCCAGATTTAGCCGCGTTATGATTTATCGTGACATAACTTCCACGCGATATATCTTGAATGTTTGGGATATATTGCGTGCCAAGCAATTCCGCATAATCCACCTCGCTTTGGAATGTTATATTACCAGAAGTGTCATAAACAGCAATGCCATAACCGCTTGCGGCTGATGATTGCGCTGTTGCTGGCGCGATAATCCATTGCTCTATTGTTGCGCCGCCAGAGCCAGAGGCATTAGTTATATTTAGTGCAGGGTTACCGCTACTGTCGGATGACAGACCGTGCAGGCGGTGATCCGCAGGAAAATCAACCGCGCACAAAGCGTCATCACCATCAAATTTATTTGTGCCGCCCAACAAAGTATAAGTTCCGTGTGTGCCATCCGCTAAGTCGCCAAGATTGCGAATATAATATCCACTTATCCCACCGCCCGGCGGTTGATAATTTTGTGGTGATGCCGGATTTGTTTGCGTAAATTCATTTGCAAACGCTAAACCGCGAAACGTATCATCAACAACGATTTGTGAGTTTTCATCTAATATCTGAAACCCATAACCATTGGAAGGCGCGCCGCCGAACTGAAGACAATAGACTTGAACGCCTCTTTTTTGCGTTGCGCCTTGAATAAAATTAACGCCGCCAAGAAACTGATTTGCTTTTCTGTCGTTGTTTTGAAACGTCCAACTCATTATCTTTGTGCTATTGTTCCAGCTTAATGTTGGATAAACAGCCGCATCGGTTTCTGCGTTGCCTTGATCTGGATAGGCAAAAAATGCGCCATCGCTATTGTCGAAGTCTGGAATATACCTTGTGCCATTAGAAGTCCCGGTTGAAAATGTATCAATCAACCGTTGCAATTTATCGGTATTAGAATTGAATAAATCCGTTTGAATACCAACAGCCATTATAATCTGCCTATTCTGACCCGAAGATTATTAGACGCATCAAATACGGATATGCGGTCATCTTCAATAACAACACGCTCACCGGATGCCGCCGATTGGAATGTGCCAATACTAGCCGCAACCGCCGACAATTCAGAAACACTTATCTTATCAGCCGTAACCGCGCCAGCACCGATCTTGCTAGAAATAATGGATGATGCGGCAATTTTGTTCGTTGTTATCGCGCCAGTTGCAACAGCACCAGCTTGAATAACGCCATCAACAAAAAGGTCAGCCGCGTTAATTGCGCCAGCCGCAATCGTTCCAGCCGTTACAGCGTCTGCGGCTATTTTCCCAGCCGTAATAGCATTTGTGGCTATTTTATCTGCGCTAACTGCGCCAGCGTTTATTTTTGCCGCAGTTACAGCATTTGACTGAATGTTATTCGCCGCAACTGAATTAGCCGAGAGCAGAGGCGTTGTTATTGCGCCATCAGATATTTTTGTTGTTGTGATGGCATCATCAGCGATCTGACCAGACGATATCTGACCATTAATGTCGGTTGCCGCAATATTAGCCGTCCAAGCGTTACCAGTGTACCGATACAACTTATTATCTGTCGTCAGTAAAACCACTCGCCCTTGCGTCAAATTGGTTGTTGGTAGGGACGCAACCCTCTCAATCGGCCTAAGATCGTCACTGAACAGCCCTTCGCCCAATTCGCCTGTAAGGTCTTGCGTTGACGTTGCCGCCGTCCACGCGCTTCCTGTAAAGCGATACAGCTTGCTATCTGTCGTCAAGAAAACAACATTTGCACCGGTATAACCAGAAACCGATGGTAGGCTATCAACAATCCCGACAGGTTCAATGCCACTGGCAAAGTTTGATATAGTAATTGACCCCGGCGTTAATGATGACTCCGTATAAAGTTCGCTTGTCCATTCTGATGCGCTTGAGTCCCAGCGATACAGCGTAAGATCAGACTTTAGGAAAACAATCTGACCGTCAAAGTCGCCAGATGCCGGAAGACTTGTCACAGGTTCAATGCCGAACGCGCCAGCTTCTTGGAATAAATCATTGACCGCATCATTGAAGTCATTAGGCTGGATTAATGCCGTTGTTGCATTAACTGATGCGGTGAAGTCAGATTTGTTCGTTGATAAATCAACAGCACGCAACCAATAATAACGCTGAACATTATTTGCTAAGTTGCCGCGTATAAAGTTGCTCGATGCTGATGTTGCGATCAAGTTGGCGGTTGATAAGTTATCCGATGTGTTTTCCCATATCTCAACAAAATCCAAATCCTGATCGGCTGGATTTGTCCAAGATATTTCGATTGATTTATAAAGACCATTTGCGCTGACGCTTGTAGGTTCGCCCGGATCGGTCGTGTCGCCAGCCGATGCCAGTGTTGCTGTTGCAAAAGATGATCTTGCTCCAAATGCGTTGATTGTCCTGACGCGCACATTGTAGTCATATCCATTTAGAACTGGGATAATCGTGAAGCTGTTTGTGGAACTGATATGGCTAACATATTGAGCATCTGGCGATAATATTGTTTCGTTGATTAACCCATAATCTTCTTCTGTTTCATCAGGCGAACTTGCGACACTACCCCAGTTCTCACTATCAGTAAATGCGTCAGTAACAAGGCCGTAGTCTTCCTCACCGCCCAATCTCTTGTATTGAATTTCATAATAAAGAACAAAGCCGGCGGTCGTAACATCCCAATCCGCTTGAATAGCCGGAACAGTAATTCCATCATTATTGATAACAGCCGTTGCCGTCAGATTAAGATTTGTTGGCACTGGCGGCGATACGCCAGATGGTAAGGTTGTATTATCTTGCTGAAACGCGGTTTCTTCAGCGTTCCAAGAATAAACTGCTGAATTGGTTTCAGCCAGAACCAGATCAACATTAACGCCGTCAGTGCCAAAATTAAGTTGCCAATTCACAACCTCAAAAACCTTCTGAGAAAACCCAAGGCGTGAATTAGTGATCATAACCGTATCGCCGACCTCAAACTGGAACGCTGTTAATTTGCACCTTGCATTTATAACAACTTCCTGCCGGTTCTTATAAAGAACTTGCTTTCCTATTCTTTGCGCCCGGCTTGCTGTCGTTGTGTATGGAAGCGGCAAGTCGAGATAACGCCTTTCACTGTTATCTTCGTTTTCAAATGTACTGCTTGTGATCTCTGGATAGTCGGTCGGTTGATAGTCTGTTTCTGATCCTGCATATTGCCCCTTAACTGCATTGAAGCTATCTCTTTTCGATACAGATGTTTGGATCACCATAGAGTCAACGAAATCATCTTCATTTAATGTAACGGTTGGCGTTCTGTACGCGCCAGCGATTAATGACCATTGACCATTTGAATAATAAAGCGAACCATTTAACGATGTTAATAAACTTTCAATATTAGCCTTTGGCGTGTTGCCAGTATCAACAAGCCCATTAACCGTATATCTATTTTCTGATCCACCGCCAGAAAGCGCAACGTTCTCATCGCATATATTAGCGGCTGTAACGAAAGCAGTTTCATTTATTTCGGCTGAAGTTGCGCCTAGTCCATAGGTATCGTCTAGCAGATAATCCCTGATGACCATCGCTGGATTGTTAGAGTAAGCGGTTGTGGATGACCGCGTATCATAAACTTTTCGCCCCGATACTTCTGCGCTGATGTTTGGCAGTCCAGTTGGAAACGCATCAACATTATATTCTAATCGCAGATAAACATATGCTTGATCTGTTAAGATATGATCAGATGTCCAACTAGTATCGGATATAAGCGAAGCCGGTATATTTCCAACTGTACCTTTTGTGACTGGATAAACCTTAACATAATCAGCGTATTGTGATGGTGAAGTAACATCATTGCCAGATAAACTTAACGCTTCGTCATTAAGATATATTGTATTGAAGTTATTGACTTCGTGCGCCGCCATAACAACAACCATATGAAGATATTTATCATCATCAGTTGACTCAAGAAAAACAATAGTGCCGCCAACCCTTGTCGTTCCATAAATCAGTTTTCTTGTTGAATTAGGGACTCTGGCAGTGATCGTGTTTTTTTGACCGGAAAGCCCAAAGCTAGGCGCATCTATCTTAGGCTGTAATTCTTTTGCGGCGGCGGTAAGCGCAAGATTAAGCGCAAATGTCTTGACGACAAAAGCCGTGGTGATCGCTGTTCCAGCGATGTATGACGCGCCAACAGCCGCACCAGTTGTGAATAACGCTGGCAATACAACTTGTGGCATATCAAACTCTCCAAGTTTTCTTCGCCGCGCTTAATGGCAAAAACACTAATCCGTTTTCACCCATAGCGGCTAACTTATTCCCTATTACCAATGATAACGCATCGCCAGTAGGTGTGTCCACTAATGCTATATCACCTCTTTGCGCTTTTAGTAAATCAACTTCTGGAAGGCGATCAGAAACCGTATCGGATAAATTCTTTTGACCGTATTGACGCAAAGCCTTAACAGAGCCTTTTGCGGAAGAGTATTGCCCCAGAAACTCATCAAATCTTGATGCGCCGCACATTGCTTTTTCGGCATACAAACAAAACAACGCGCAATCAGACTTGCCCCATTCAAACTTTTTGTGTCGCCAATCCTCTATGTGCTGGATAAGACGATCTGACCAATCGCTTAACCGCCCCATTCCAACACCGCTTCTTGCAAGCTGTTAACAAATTCAAACCCCTTATCTCCCGGATATAAAGACTTCTGATCTTCTGTTGTATTGCGTCTTACCCTTGGACGCTCTAAATCAATCAATCTGCTTTCAGCGGTTAGCGAAACATCTGACGTATCGCCATTCTCTGTTATTGTCATAACATCCATTCTACCGGAAAACGCCTTATAGCTTGACACTGTGCCGCCATCAATCGTGCCGACATATATATCAATAATTCTGTTTTGGTAGTCTTCATTAAGCGCATAAGACAAAATCGTGCTATTAATTGAAGAGAGCGTCACCGTTACGCCTTTGGCTGAAATTTCAGAGTCTTCGGTAATGCTCGACACAGCAAGAAAGTTTCCACCGCCAGTATATGTATTTGAGTTAAATGTTAGATCGCCATAACCATTCCACAAGCGAACAGTGCCGCTATCAAAAAACAGATCAATAGCCATAAAAGCAACTAGGCTGTCATCAGAAAATCCGCTAGGTACGTTTGTTCTGGTCATAACGCTTCAACCGCTGTAAATGCTATGCTATAAAAACCAGCGTTATTGATAGACCATATCGCTTGATTGTCAGCCAATCTAAAAACACCTTTAGCATCAGAAACAACAACAGGCGCATTATCGCTTGGCGATGATCTTAAATCAGGCCATAAGTTTAATGTCGCCTCACCAGAAGCATTGCTATCAGCATCTTGCAACACTTTATATAAACGCGCAGATGATCCACTGCCTAATTGAATATAATCACCAGCTTTAAGATACCCTGTTTGCGATGCCGGCAAACCATCAATATCCAATTCATTTCCTGTTTGGCTTGCGCCACTCACTAAAGGCGTTCCGGCGTTTGATGAAGCTGTTCCGCGTGGGGTTGCCGCATTTGGATCACCCAACAGAAAAGTCCCGAATCTTCCGCGCAACCGCAAAAGAAAAGCGTTCCAATATTCGCTGTCATCTCTTTTCACCGCCGGTATTCTTATGCTTGCTGACCATCTTGCGCCAGCGTGCCTAACAACTTGCTGGCTAAAGGTGAATGGACTTTCGCTAACCGCAACAACATCTGTTGCCGTTATTTCAACGCTTGCAACGCCTGTATGAGTTGGGAATGATAAAGGATATGTTTCAGCCATAATTAACCCCCAAATGCTCCGGCAAATGTACCACCACGCCGTCTAGCGTCAAGTACCGCCGCTTTAGTGCCTTCTGCGATCTGCGGCATCAGGTTCATTATTTCAGCGCGAACCGTCTGCGATACGCCGGTTGAAACATTGATTGTTTGATGCACAACAGTACCGCCACCACCTAGTTGATTGCTAGGAATAATCGTGCCTGAACCGCCGGGAATAAAGAGTTCCGCGCCGCGTTCTCCCACCATATAAGGTTGCCCAGCCGCAACAGAGCCGCCCATAGCTTTTGCGCCAGTTTTACTTGTGCCGCCAGTCGAACCAAACGGCATTGCACCGGCAAGAAACTCCGCTATAGGTGCGCTGATCTGCATCCGTATCGTCATACGAATAATGTCGCTGATGATAGATGCCGCCATTTGCTTAAACGCATCTTTTAGCTTCATCGTGCCGGTAACTGCGCTTAGAAGCGCATCTTCAAACGATTGAATGCCACGAATAACAACATCTTCCATATTCTTGTTAAAGTTGCGTGCGTCTTGAGCAAGTTGCCTTAAACCCTCGCCAAAATCAGAACTGGTGTCTGTTCCGGTTTCCATTACATCGTCTAAGTTCTCGCCGGCTTTTGCGGCTTCTTCAATCTGATGTTTAAGGAAAGAAAATTGCACCTCAAAATCCCTTGGCAAATAAGGAAGTTTTTTCATTGATGCCGATGTTGCATCAAGGGCATCTGCCATTTCCCTAGAATGATGAGCAACATCAGCCATAGCTTTTTCAGAGTCGTTAAGGGTGAATAAACTATCATCCATAACCTTCATTAAATCGCTTGCTCGTTCACTTAAATCTCTTAATGCCTTTGCATCGTTAAAACCAGCCCTTGCTAATTCATCAAATTCGTGTACTAAATCTTGCGCTTCTGGTCTTAATTTATGAATTTTATCAATCAATTTATTAGATGCTACTGCCGCCAGAGTTGTTTTATGAGCAAACTTTTCTTCGCTTATAGTGGTTTTAAGAATTTCTTCAGTCAGAAAATTCATCGCGGTGATTATGGCATTGACCGCGCCTAGAATGATGTTAATTAAAAAAGCCATAGTTTCGGCAAAGGTCTGGATTGCGTTGACTATTGATAAACTAATCTCTTTTGCGAAATTCTTAACGCCATTTTCTTTTGCCATTAATCCTTCGATAAATTCTTGCGCTTTCTCAACAGCCGCTTTAATAGCCGGGGCAAGAAAGGAAACAACGCTATCGCGCAAACCTTTGAACAAAGCAAATAAGCGAGTGAAGCTATCGTTAGCGTCTTCAACACCCTTCGCCGCGCTTGCTGACAGTAATAGACCAAACCGTTCGGCCTCATCGGATATCTGCGCTAATCCTTCCGCACCCTCTTCCAAAACCAAAAGCATTTCAGACGCGCGACCGCCAAACAAGTCTTGCGCGATGGATGATCTGACCGCGCTGTTTTCTACATTGTCAAAACGATCCGCTAAAAGTTCCAGCACCTTAAACTGATCGCCCATAACCGCATTTAGATCATCACTAGTAATCCCAAGCGCGTCAAATGCGTCTTTTGCATCGCCAGTGCCGCCTTGGAAATCAACCATCACGCGGTTCAAATTACGAACAGCACGCGCAACCGTATCAACAGATAGGCCAGACAGATCAGCCGCGTATTCTAGCTTTCGCAAGTCAGCAACACTAATACCTAGCGTGCGTGATAGCTTGCTAATTTTGTCGATGCTGTCCATCGATGATTTAATGAGAAAACCAAAGCCACCAGCACCGGCTAAAGATATCAGCGCGGTGCGAAAGCTAAAGACAGTCTTACGAAGTGAATTAAGGCGGCTAGCGACCGCCTTGAATATGCGTTGTGTGGTGTCGATGGCTTGGATTCTGATTTTGAGATTTTGATCTGCCATTCTCTTTTATCCTAAAGTAAGCGAACCACTCGTTTAATTCATCAACCGTTAATTCTTCGATCTCCGGTTGTGTCTTGTGTAAGCGATCACATAACTGCAACACGTTAAAGCGTAAGTGATCGCTAGTTAGTTTTTTTCGTGTTCCTCTATCCCATCAATGCTGTTCATCATCTTGCCGGCAATATTAGCAATGGCTGTTAAGTCCATCTTCATAAGATACATCTTATCTTCTAAAGTGAACAGCTTATCGCCATCTTTATTTTCGGCCTTCATAATAATCATATCGACCATTCCAGAAACTTGCATATCAACTAAAAAGTTTTTGTGCTTGCGCTGTAATTTATCGATATCACCGATGGTTAACGGTGAAACATAGACCAGCAACGGAGCATCATCTTCACCCCATTCAGGAACTTCAATAACATTCCGTTGCCGTCTATTGTTAACGCGATCTAAGATTTCTTTCCCCAGTGACATTAGAAATCTCCTTTACGCTGGAACAGTGTCTTCAGTCAGGCCACCAGTGATCTGCACGCTATAAGTTGCAGTCACGATGCCATCGTGAGAAACGCCGATAGAACGCCCTGTAACGATGCCTGAGCCGGTCAAACGATGGTCGCCGGTGGTATCACCTTCCATCTGAAGATTAACCGTTACAGAAGAACCAGCGGTGCAACCTTGTTGCGCGGTATCGGTATCATCGAAATAGGTTTCAATCGTTGCAGTAGCATCGGTAAAAGATGCTTTGTAAGATTTAGCGGTGTCGCCCATCGATGTATCTTCGATGACTTCCGCAGTTTGATCAACGGTGAAGCTAATCACTTCTGCCATTGCATCAGAGCCGATCTTAACGACTCCATCGTTTCCTTTGAATGTTGCCATAATCAACTCCTGTTAGCTGGCAGTTTCCACATCATTTTCTTTGGTACGGTATTCAACCATCACCGTGAACCTTCCAATAGCGACCGGCTGTTCACCATCACCGCTAAAGTCAGCTTCGAAAGCCGTAACCATAACGTCCTTCGCAAGACCGCTTAGAGTTACGTTTGCCGCTAAAGCCTCTTCAACTTCAACAGCAATCTGGTCAAGCGTGTTGTCATAGTTTGCAGTTCCAACAACATACGCTTCAATCATAATTTCCAAATTCCTAGCGATTGATCTCGCCAGTGTCATTGTATCAAAAACAACAGCTTCTGATCTAGTAAAAACGCATAAGCCGGGCAAGTTCGATTGCTCAATAGGATACACGCGATTGCGAAAAACATTCGTGCCGGTGGTCGCTAAACCAGTGACCGCCGTAACAACCGCATCCCTTATTTGTTTGCGAACGTGCGCCATTTAGTCTTTTTCCAATACCATCATCGTCATACCAGTGCCATCATCCTGAACGATGCGAATGGTGTAGTTAACCCCACTAACCACTAACGCATCGCCTTCAGACGCGCTTGAAACGTCAGCAGTGCGGCAATGAAAGCGCGGTTGTTGAAGCGCAACGCCAACACCGCCACCGGCATCAACCTCGATAAAATCATTATCGAAAATGCCGTTGACTGTGCTAGAAGCACCGCCAGATGGCGTATAAGTTGCGGCTGTACCGAAGTCATCAACCCCAACAAATATCGCTCGATCTGTTGCGCTTTCAACAGCCATTATTCATCCTCTGGCGTTTCAATATCAGCAACATCAAAAGAACGGTCTTCTAGCTTCTTTTTAGAACGACCAGCCTTCTTTTCTGTTACCTCTTCAGCAAAACCACGCGCAATTAACTTCCCTGCGATGGTGTCGTGAATTTCGTGTTCTTCGCCAGCAAACATATTGCCGCGATCCCCAGTATAACATTTTTCCAAAATCTTAATTTTCATCATAACCCCCTGTGGGAATGGTGGGCGACCGAAGCCGCCCACCAGTTAAATTAGGCAGTTGATACCTCATCAGTGATAGCGAATGAAGCACCGTTACGAAGAGCAACGTCAACTTCCTGCATCACAGAAATCACAACATCACCGGAAGTGCTGTTTGTGTACGGATCAACCAGAATTGAAGGTGCGCCGAACAGACCGACCATTAACTGTGAGAAGTCACCGAAGATCAGTGCTGAAGCGTCTGTACCACCATCGCCCGGATCAAGATCGGATGGCACGTTGCTGGTAAATTCAGCACGATAGCCATAGATGCTGTTCCAAGGATCGTTGAGAAGCATAACGCTGTCGGTTGAAGAAACCTTAACAGTGTTTGCCATCTTCGCCTTGACCTTTGGATTTGACAACCAGCCTAGTGTTGCCTGATTGACGATGCCGTTTGCATCTTCAACAGTCTTAACCAGATCGGTGATGTCAGCCCAAGTCAACGCCGCAACGTCAGTACCGGCAGAAATGTCAACGTTACCTACATTGCCATCGTTCAGGATGCCTGTTGGCTGACCTGATGCGCCAGAACCTTGGATCGCATAATATTCGATCTTGTCAGCGATTGAACGCAGAAGATCGTCTTGAACAACCTGTTCGATTGCTGGAACGCTTTCCAACATCAACAAGCGGCTGATTTGTGCGTGTGCGCCAAGCGTGCGAGGCTGAAGAGTTACACCGGCATCAGTCTGTGACTGATCTGATACTGCACCAGCTTCCTCAACAAAACCGGCAGATGCGCCAGCCGAAAACTTTGGCATCCGAACACGGTTGGTCAAGCCACCGATGTAAGTAACACCCAAGTTAGCCATTACTTGCTTTGCGCGAAGTGCTTCAATGAACATATCGCCACGCTGGATCGTTGGAACAAAATTGTCAGTGACATTTTCGCCAGCGATTGCGCCAGTTGCGGCAGTTGTCATCACGCCAGCGCGGAAAGCAAAATCTGGAATGTAAATTCCGCGTGCTTCTTTGCCAGTGCGCTTAACGATTTCTTCGTGCATTTCACGCTCAAGACCGGCATCGCGCCAATCGTTAGTGACCTGTGCGCGAAGCATTTTGCCAAGCGAATATGCGCGCTGTTCTTTAACAGGCGCGTCAACAACGTGTGCTGGGGTGTCCAACGGCTCGTTTCCGATAGCTTCCAATAGTTCGCCACGGAACTCGTCAATGGAAACACCACGACCAAGGGCTTCTTCACCCATTGATGCTTTGTTGTGCTTCCTTGCCAAAGTCATAATCTCTTTGGCATTTTTTTGTGCGGCTTTGGCGGCTTCCGACCGTACCGCATCAAGATCGATATCTGACATATTGTCATCTCCTTTGATCTCTAGGGTTGATTTTAAGGGTTCGGAACTCGACCGACCAACACCGACAAGATTTGACTGATCTGCTGGAATTGAAACGATTGAAATTTCCATAGGGGTAGTGCGAACCCGAAAATATTCATCGGGATCGTTTTCACGTTCAACGCGACCATCTACGCGATAGCCAACGCTGATATTTTGCCGAATACCATCGACAACATCGTTGAATATTTCCGAAGCAAGTTCACCTCTTCCGAAGCGAACTTTAGCACGCAGACGGCGTGCGTCTTCATCCAATTCAACAGATTCCACAACGCCTATCTGGGCGTCCATATCGTGACCATATAAAAGCGGCGCACGACCTGAATTAAGAAACTCAAGGTTCATACTTTCGCGACTATGGTCAATAACTTCCATTCCAAAGGAACGCTTAACCGGCTCTTCTGAAGACACTCCGACCATAACGGTGCGTGTTTCCTCATCAATAGCGCGATCATCCATACCAACAGCGCGAAGAACAAGATCAGCGCGTTCAATGCGCTCTTGTTCGTCTTTGTGATATGGGCGTTCTTCCATATCTTTATCATTGCCGCTTTCTTCCATTTCGGTTTGCGGCTTTGCGAAAGTGATGACATAGGCATCATCATTTTCTTGAACATCAATGATATGTCTTTGTTCCACGACATCACCTCTTTCTTCAGTTACATCATCTGCATTATGATCAAAATCATCAGAAAAATCAATCTCGCGCTCATCGCCTAGATCGTCAATCTTTGTTAGTGTACTAAATTTATGACCAACAAGTGTATTGGTCGCCTCATAATCATCTTCACCCATACGATATAATCTAATTAGCGCGGCTGGATCGTCTTCTGTGCCGGTGATTGTAAAATCAGTATTAGGCACGTTTATTTCGCCATCGCGCTCTATCTTTTCAATTCGTCCACGCGCACGACCGCCGGAACTATCCCAACTAACAAAATCGCCGACACTTAAAGCGTCAGGTGCGGCGCGTTTCTCATCATCAAGCCTGTCCATAATCCGATCCTTCTCATTAGCCCACGATTTACCAGCATCACTGCCCCACAATTGCCACGCGATTCGTCCGGCAGATGGAAAACCATCTTCGCCCTGATTAAACCCTTCCGCCTCTTTATCAACTTCGTGTCGCGCAAAATAACTAACCATCCGGCGCACAGTATCAGGCGATAACTCCTGACGGTTAACTAACTGACGCGCACGCGCAACACCTACTTCTGTGCCACCGCGACCGTGTTCTTTACGCCAATCAAGACCGCGCTGTGCCTCTTCTGCCATCGTTGCGGTCGGCTTTAGATTGATTTCTTCGCCTTTATAGGTCGCCATCATCACCACCTTGAATATCTGGCGCGGCTGGCATCTTCGTTCCAAACGGTTCAAACGCCATTGATAGCCCTAACTGTTGCGCCAGTTCTTTATCACGCGCTATTTGACTGAATGTTTCTTCGACATCACGCCCATAATTAGCCGCAACATCTTGCATCGATAGGATGCCATTGTTTAGCCCAACAACCGCCGCATTTATTTCTTTAAGCGGATCAACCCAATTCCAGCCACGACCACGGAACATAGCGTTATCGCTGAACTTGTCATATTTATTTGCTGGAAGCGGAACACCGCCAAAATCCATCGCGCTAGATAACCAAGCGCGGAAGACCGGTTCAATAAAGTGTTCAATCATAAACATCTGCATCGCACGATAGCCATCACGCTCATCAAGCGCACCTTGTCGGATCGATGAATAGTTAACAGACGATAAATCGTTAGAAAGTGACGCGTAAGAAACATTCAGGCCAGAAGATATGCCGCGAAGCATTGCGCTTTCAAACTCTGCATACCCAGTGTTCGGATGTTCTGGGCTGAACATCTTCATATCTTGACCGGCGTTTAACTGGTGGAATGAACCCGGTTCAACGTCAATAATTGGTCTAAATTCGTTTTCATAATCATCGCCAACAAAATCATCACCGGATGGTGTTGTGATTATGCCCATCTGTGATGCTCCAAGGCGTGCCGCAATAACTTCGGCTTCGCGATAGGCGTGCAACATCTTCAACGCAGACATAGCAGAAACCATAAACGGTTCACCGCGTGTTTGATGCGTGCGATTAGGCATAAACAGATGGATCATTTCATCTGCCGGCACGCGCGTATGCTTACGCTC